GACAGTGAGCGCCAATGGCTTCTTCAGGGTGATCCTGAGAGAGTGCGGCTGCGCACCCTAAGCATGTGCTCATTATCAGCGATGGAGGCGGACAGGAAGTGGCGCGATCAGTACATGGAGGTGTGCAATGTGCTTGGCCGCGCAGACCGCGCTTTGCATGATGAGGAGCGCCGACAGGGGTATGAACCTTCGCCGCCCAGCACGGACGGCTTCTAACCAAAAGCAAGAAGCCCCTCCGTAGAGGGGCCGAACCTCCCTCCAGGAGAGGCGAGTCGTGCAGGCCCTTGGTGGTCTAGAGCGGAGAGGTCAAGTGCCGGGGCCTCAAGCCAAGCCCGGACAGGTGTGAGGGCCTCATTTCAGCTTGGCAGGCAGGCTAGATTCTGCGGGAGATAGGCTGAGTTCCCCCGGGTACCATCTGCTGAAAGATGGGTGGAGGTTACAAAGGCGCGGCGCATGACCTCTATTTGAAGTTGCGCGGAAAAAAGTGTACCGGAATTTCTAGGGTTGAAATGGAGACCTTGCTCACTCACCCTGCCATCGCCAAAGATGTGCGCATCCCAAGCAAGGGCAGCCATATATATAAGATTTTGAATAATTTCGATAAATACGGCATCAAAAACCCGGACGACTGGGATGTCGGCCCGGAGGTCAAATGGGCGTTAGGTGTTGGGCGCGAAATCTCAGTAGTGATCAAGAATGGGAATTGGGTCAAGGAACACTACGTCGACGACGTCGTCAAGTACATCACAGCCTGCATTGAGTATGGGTCGGACTAGCTAAAGGCCCTTTCGCGCAGGTATGTTACTAGTTTCGGAGTAAGGAAGTTTGTATGTGCAGCCGACAATTGGTTGAGATGGATCGCAGCTCGTTCCCCGCGCTGGCAGCCCTTCCGTACCAGATCGTTACGGGTGAGGGGTCGCTGGTCGGATCAACCGCGCCATACGTGGCATACGCTCCAGCGTTCGGAAAATGTGGGTTGCGAGCATATGGCTCCTCGGTCGAAGAAGCGCTGGCCGACTTGGAGGAAATGACGGGCTCATTCATTTCTTCATGGATAGACCAGTACGGTTGCTTGCCGCCTCCTGACAAAGGAGCGAAGCAAACCACTGGTTCACGCAAAGCAGAAGCCCGATCTTCGGATCGGGCTTCTGCCATAATAAGACCACGGAATGGATCCAGCACGGTACAACAAGGTTCTCTCCGAGGCCTCTATATCCAACGTCATGCTGAAAAACTTGATGGCGAGTTGCTTCAGCGAGTCGGTCGAGTGGACCTTTGCTGGTACGCCTGAAGTCAATACTCAAGTCAGGTCAGAGGCCAAAGGTGACTCATTCCACCTGTTCCAGCAGTTCATCGCGCAATACCATTCAGCCTCCGATCCTGAGAAGGCGATCCTGTTTGTCTCGGCTGAGTTCAGCGTCGTAGTTCGTCCGCGGAATGTCGACGAGGCTGAAGTCCTCGCTGAGTTCATCGATGAGTTCCAGATTCGACAACTGACTCTTCTCACCAGACCATATTTTCGTGAGCTCTGCGCATCAATTACTTCTCGGGCTCAGATCATGGCCCCAACGCTTCCAACGCATATCATCCCGCCACTGGTCATTGAAGTGGAAGATTCGACCGATGAAGTCGACTTGCACATTCAAGATTCAAGCGGCCCAGCAGATGGTGCGCCCCATTCGTAGCACAAAGACGCCGACCTAAGACTGTCACTGTCTAAGGGAGGAGTTTAGGCGATTAAGATGAAGTCAACTGAGCAGCGTCAAGTGCCTCGGCCGGATTCCCTCGGGCAGATACCACCGCATCTCCAGGCCGTCGATCTTCCTGATCACTGCGACCAAGCGCGCGATTGCCACCCACCCACCTTCTGAGCCTGCGGGCTCATGGTCCGGGTTCACCGGCCGCAACACTGGCTGATTCGCTTCAGCATCCCAATCGAGGACCTTGACCGTGCAGGCATGGTCCTCCTTTCTTTGTGCCAGGACCAGCATCCCGTAGGGCGGTGATTCGTCGTGATGCCAGATCACGAGGTCGCCAGGGTGCAGGGCAGGGTAGCAGCTCGGCCCTACCACCTTGGCGGCGTACCGTTTGGAGTGAAACAGCGCAGGGTCCACCTCGATGAAGTCCTCGCTCGCTAGTGGATCTCCCCAGTCCCCTGCCGGCACCTCACCAGCGTAGCGCATCGGCTGTGGCTCGAAGGTGACCGGGATGCGCGGGCGGTCGAGGATGCTTGCGCTTGCGGCAGGGGTGGCGGTTGCTCCGGAAGTGATCACGGCCTCAGCCTTTTCCCAGAAACGATCGTCAGTCGGCTGCCGCTGGCCATTCACGTACAGGTTGAGCCGCTGGGGCGAGATGCCCAATCGCCTGGCCAGCCATGACTGGCTCAGGTCGCGTTCAGAAAGCAGTCGCAGAAGGCGTTCAGCCTCGCTGGTCCGGGCCATGGCGAGGAGCATACGGCACATTTTATCTGACATGTTGACAAATCCTCTACTAGTAAAGGTACTGTGCTGTTGTGACTGTTGATAAATCTTCAACTCACCCGGCAGTGGCTGAATATCTGGCCGCCAAGGCGCACAGGAAGCAGAACTCGCCGGAGCAGATCGCGAAGCGACACGGCATGAGCAAGGCTTATCTCTACCGCCTCGTGAGCCAGTTTGAGCAAGAAAATGGCCTGGAGCCCACAACGACTACCAGGCCGGAAGTGACACCCCTCTCAGAGACAATCGGAGCGCACGCTGACCCGATGGTACCTGAGGCCGAACCTGGGCAACAGGCGGCCGTTGAGAGTGCGGCCACCCAAAGCTGATGAACACCCTGAAGCAAGACAAGCGTGACGCCACCATCGTGGGCGTCCTTTTGGATTGGAAGCCTCTAAACGAAGTCCACTGGTCTGTGGTCGGAGCACTCGAATCGGAACTCCGCGAGAACAAGGAATGGCCGCGCTGCCGAGTGCGCCGAGCCATCGCCGCCTACCGCACCCATCGCCTGGTGATCCGTCAGATCATGGGCCTGAATTTGGTCAATGAGGTGGCGGCTTGAGCCAGGTCTACAAGCTGGCCACCAGCCCGCTACGCGTAGCCATGAAGCTGCTCGAGCAAGAGGATCAGTTCTCGCGCTTTCGTGAACACGATGAGCTGTACCAGAAGCTCCTGCAGAGCACCTCGGTTCTCTTCGTCGCCGAATCAGAGACGGAGAAGGGCATGCCGTGTCTCGCGCGCATCCGAGTTCTCTCGGGGCTCAGTTCCTTCCTTATGGGGATGGATGAGCTGGATGGTGAGCCTGTGCCGCAGCGGATCATCATCACCGTCTGGGAGCAAGGCTGGGAAACGCTGGAGGAAGACCAACGCGCCGCGCTGATGTTCCACGAACTGTGCCACCTTCGAGCGAAGCTCGTGGAGGGCGAGTGGCGATTCTCGCTGGTCGGGCACGACCTCGAGGAGTTCAACGCGGTGGTCCAGCGATTCGGCGTCTGGATGCCGAACATCCACAAGTTCATTGAATCCTGCAGATCTGGCCAGAAGAGCCTGTTCGGCATAACTGAGGTTGAACAACGCGGCAACACGACTCACATCACGATGAAGCTTCCCAGTTCGGAGGAAGCCTCGTGAGCGCCCTCGAATATCTCCAGCCGACAGAACTCGTGCTGGCGCCTTACAACCCGCGCCGAACCGCAAGTGATGAGAGCCTGCGTGAGCTGGCCGAATCAATTCGGAAGCAGGGGCTCCTACAGCCCGTGCTCGTGCGGGAAGTAGCTGGCCAGCTTGAGGTGGTGTGTGGATCTCGACGAACCCGCGCGGCCATCATTGCTGGGGCCGACCGAATCCCGGCCATCGTGAAGGAGATGTCCGACCAGGAGGCCATCGAGGCGGCCCTGACGGAGAACATCCAGCGCACCGACGTGGAGCCGATCGAAGAGGTCGAGGCCATCGAAGGGCTCTCCCGCTTCTATGGCACTGACCAGGCGATTGCCGACCGACTCGGCCGCTCTGCTGATTGGGTTTCTCGCCGGCGCAAACTGCTCGGCCTCACTGGCTCCTTGCAGGAGTCGCTGCGGGCGAAGGAGTTCCCGCTCGGATGGTACGAGATCGCTTGCCGACTCCCTGAAGCAGACCAGAACAAGGTGCTGGAGTACGCGCGAGGTTGGAGTGGGCCAGAGACACCGGCCAAGCTTCGGAGCTATCTGAACTCCCAGGCCGTACTCTTGCACACAGCCAAGTTCGACATCTCCGAGCCGATGGGAGATCGACCTTCCTGCCACGGGTGCCAGCATAACACGGCCAGCCAGACCGACCTATTCGGGGGCGATGAGCCGCCCCGATGCCAGAACCGGACCTGCTTCGATCACAAGCAAGCCATGTTCGCCGAGCGGTTTGCTGAGGAGAACCAGCTTCCGCTCATTCAGGTCGACTGGAGCAAACCGACGATTCGGGGTGAACATTACGACCCTGAACGATCACCTGGCTACACCAAGGTGGTGGCAGGAGCTGGGTCAGCTCATTACGTGGTGGGTGAGGTCTTCTATGTGAAGCTCCCAGGCGCCAACGGCGAAGACGGAGCGGATCCGAAAGCCGCCCAGCGACGGGAGTACCTTGCCGCTTGCAAGAAGGAGAACTTCATTCGGTTTGAGCTTCTTCTTGAACTCGCTGGCGAGATCCGCGAATTCGGTGAGGTCGATGTGGAGAAGTGCTTCGAGGCACTCGACTACATCCTGTGGCGCGTCAGCACACCTGCTGGGCCGAGGATTCAGGACAAACGCAGTATGAGCTTGCCTGAATTCTTGGGGGTCGCTAATGCTCGTGAGTACGAGCCGGGGTGTACAGAACCGGAGAACCGCAGGGCGCTCCTCGCCTTCCTTGTTTGGCGTGCTTGCCATGAAGAACTAGCGTGCAAGGACTGGCCAATGGCCGGACGCGAAATCCAACCTGACACCGCGATTCAAGAGGCGTACTACGCGCTCAGTGGTGATGGTGCGTACCTCGATGCTCGAGGGCGTGCTGAACAACTGTGGGCTGACCTGCCCCAGAACCGCAAGAAGGAAGGTGCGGCGTGAAGCTTTACGACTGTTGGCTCGAAGGGGACATCTACCTGGCTGGAACTCACCTGGAAATCTGGGCGCCAACTCCTTCAAAGGCTAAGGCAAACATGTGCAGTCAGTGGGCTGAAGCCAGCGGTGGTAAGCAAGGTGAAGCATTTGCGCACGCTAGGTGCAAGCGCATCTATCACAAGAGGGATGCGACTGATGAGGAGCTAGGGAAAGAAGGAGCGCTGGCGGACTGGCCAGGATACGGCAGCGCGCAGGTGACCCTCATGGGGCCGAATATCTGCCGCCCCGTTAGCCTTGTGAGCTACTACAGCCACCTTACAGATGCACAAAACTGGGGCGCGGCCATCAGAGAGGCTGCCAGCTATGCGCCGGAAGTTATCGAGTGGAATGGTTGGCCCGATCTGGACCAAGCCATCTATGAATACGTAAGCGCAGGGGGCGAGCTGTGAAGACCCTTGATCCCATCGTGATCCGGGGATCACTGCCGACCCAGGCGATGAAGCCAGCAGTTGGTGCCTCACCTTGGCCGCGAAGGAATGCGGCCGCCTCCATGAGGAAGCAGTGGGCGTACTTGGGCGTTCGAACTGGTCACCATAACCGAAACCACGAGCGATTCCACATCGTGTATCGATACTGCCCGCCTGGCCGCTCCTGGAGCAGCAACGTGGGCAAGTTGATGCCGACGAAGGACAAGCCGTACTGCCCGCGTGACCGGGACAACGCGAGGGCGGCTGCAAAGCCTGCCATTGATGGGCTCAGTGATGCGGGCGTCATCAAGGACGATACGCACAAGAACGTGCTTAGTGACAAGGTGGAGTTCCTTCCCATGCCCACGACGGGGCCTGGGTTCTTGGAGATCGTCATCATCCCGGAGGTGAGTTCGTGAATCGTCACGAGCTGAAGTGCGAGCCTGGTCACTTCCGAGATGTCCAGCTTGGGCTCAAGAAGTACGAGGTCCGATACAACGACCGAGGCTTCAAGGTTGGGGATGAGATCGAGCTGGTTGAAAACAGCTGTGTCTTCGGTGAGTTGGGTGGTCGGCTGAAAGCGAAGATCACGCACATCCTTCATGGCGGCTATGGCTTACAACCTGGCTTCGTTGTGCTTGGGATTGATGATATTCAATTCCCTTGGCCCATACCAAAGTTCTCGGGCACATTTGAAGGATTCACTCTGAAAGTAGGTCACAAGTTTAGTTTTGGGTGGCTGGATCATGAATGCACACTGCCTCCCGGCGAAGTCTTCGTTCTTGAAGAAGCGACCGGGAAGCAAGCCCCGGTTAAGTGCATTGTCTTGCCGCATGGCGGACATGTGCGATACGAAGTGATCGAGGTGTGTGATGGGTCCTGACCGCATTGCTCAACTGAGGGCGCAGTGGCCGGAAGCTGCTGACATCGTAGAGGCCGCCGTGGTCTACGTTCGCGCCGCTGATGCCCGAGACGTTTCCGCCAGGAAGCTCATGGGCGAGCGAGAGCGACAACACGCCAGGGCTGAGGAGACCAGGGCGCTGCACGTACTCAGGCAGGCCGTCAGGTCGAAGCCACAGGTGAAGCAGGAGGGCATGTTCGGTGGCTAACCGAGACGTGCTCTCCTACCGGCCGCACTTCTTGCGGGACTGGGATTCATCAGAAACGGTGCGCCTGATGTCATTTGCAGCGCGAGGCATTTACCAGGCCCTGCTGGATGCACAGTGGGAGAAGGGCAGCATCCCGGCAGAGCCCGAACTGTGCTCAAGGCTTCTTCGGTGTGAAGCCGAAGAGTGGGCTCAGTTCGCCGAGTTCTTCGAGCATTGCTTCCCGAAGCATGGAGGCCGGCGCAAGAACAAGCGGCTTGACGACGAGCGCGAAGCAGTGCTCGCTAAGGTCGCGAAGTGCCGTGAGGTAGGCGCGTTGGGTGGCAAGGCGAAAGCAAAGGCCAGAGCGAAAGCCACTCCCGAGCCAGAAGAGAGTATTGGCGAAATCCTAGCGAACGCTAGCGAAACGGTAGAGCGAATCGGTAGCCATTCAGATACAGATTCAGATTATTCACTTGCTAACGCAAGTGGCGCATCTGACGATGCAGCCTCCAGCAACGTGATTGACCTGGAGGTTCTGCGCTCTGAGCCCAGTGAGCTGCAAGAGCCAGAGGCTATCGAATCTGAGGCAGGGCGGGAAAACCCGTACCCGATGGTCGAGCGGATCATGACGGCAGTGGCCGAAGCTGGCGATCAGCCTTTGCCAACCCCGCCGATGATTCGGAGGCACATCGGGAAGGCGAGCTCGATCCTGAAACTGGTGGAGTTCTGCGGCGAGCGCAAAGCCACCCAACTGCTCGTGTGGTGCGTGATGCACAAGCCGAGACTCGGCTACTCCGATGTGTTTAGCAATGTGCAGTCGCTCCTTGCCGAAGCTGACAAGTATCGCTGGGGGCCGCCTGGCAGTGGGGCTCGAAGTGGCTGGGGCGACCCGGCTGAGGATATCCGCATCATGACCCAGGGCCTGACGGGAGGCACGGCGTGACTGACGACCAATTCACCTCCGCTGTGGCGTCGTGCATTCGCCGCATGTCGGTGCTGAAGGGTGGTCCGACGTCGCCGGAAGCTGCCAGGGACTGGGTGGATGCTTATCGCCGAGCCCTCGAACCAATGCGGAAGGAGCGGTATCCCTTGGAGCCGCGTGAGCTGGTCGCTGCGGTGAATGGGTTTCTTGCCCGATCAGAGCCGTGGTTCCCGACTCCGGGCGAGTTCCTGGGCAAGATTGAAGCTCGCCGGTCGCGTGAGTTCGTGACGGTTTCCCGGGTGCTGGATGATGGTGGTGGCACCGGACCAGGAATCATCACGTTCATCAAGTGCCCGCCGGATCGAGTCGAGGATGCGCGAAGGGAACTCATGGCTAAGGTGCCTGACGCCCTTCCTGCGCCCGAGCGGACAGCCACTGCCCAGCAGATCGAGAAGCTGAGAAGCCTGAAGGTCTTCGGGGCTCCTCAAGTTGAACGCGAGGTGAGCTGATGAGCGACAGCGCCATGCTCAGGATGTGGGTGGACCGTGCCGCCCGCGGCGACCGGGAAGCGGAAGAACGTGCGCTCGAGGCGATGCGAAAGATGCTGAAGGGCATCGCCGATGAGTGGCATATTCCCGGGCTTGAGCGAGGCGATATTTTCCAAGAGGCACAGATCGCGGCCGTTCGCGCGATCAGAGAGTTCGATCCCGCAAAGGGCGAATCGGTGGCGGCCTTCGTGCGGATGGTGGTGCCTCGGCACCTTGGCCACGTAAAGGACTCGGCACTGCGGCGCCGGGCAGAACCGATGGCGGATGAGGTCATCGAACAGGCGGTTGTGGCAGCGACCAGCAGCTGCGAAGATCCGCTCGATCCTGGCGTGCTCCGATCGGTGTGGCCCTACCTGACTGAAGCTGAGCGACGGGGTGTGGTCGTCGTGCTCATGGAAACCGACCACGCGACGGCCGCACACCTCGCTGACATCTCGAAGCAGGCCATCAACAAGGGCTGGAAGACGGCCCAGGCCGTGATCCGGCTTGCTCACGAGCAAAGCCCTGAAGCGGCAGTGCGCGGCCGGCGATTCGTAGGGCCGCTACCCGCGGATTGGCAGCTGGACTATGCGCTCTCGCGCCATGGTCACAAATGAAGGAGATCGGCTTTTATATGAGAATGTGGACACGACGCAACACATTCAGCTTGTCCCTCTCGCCTCTCTTTCAGAGTGGCCTGGCAACTATCGCCGTGGCGCGGTGGATGCCATTGCAACCTCCCTTAGTCGTTTTGGATTCAACGGAGCCATGCGCGTTCGCGGTGGCACGGTCTATGCGGGCAACCACGTGCTCAAGGCCCTTAGAGAGCTCAAAACGCAGGAAGAGAAGCCTCCGTCCGGAGTGATCGAGCGAGACGGAGACTGGCAGGTCCCCATCATCAACATCGATCACCTGAGCGAGGAAGAAGCCACGGCCTTCGCCATCGCCGATAACCGCACCTCGGAGCTTGGCTCCAATGACAATGAGATCTTGTCGAAGCTCCTCGCGGACCTGCGGATCTCGGATCTGATGGCCTTCACAGCCTACAATGATGACGACCTGGCCGAGATGCTTCGCGCGTCACCGTTGGTGGAGCAGGAGGTGGTGGACGCCGAGCCCCTTGCCCCTGAAGAGATCACGGACCTGCGAGTTCAGCGCGGTGACATCTGGGAGTGCGGCGAACACCGCATCATGTGCGGTGACTCAGCAAGCCCCGAGGATGTGGCCCTCCTGATGGCCGGCGAGAAGGCGCAGCTCTTTGCCACCGACCCGCCGTACTTCGTGGACTACGACGGCGACAATCGCCCGGGAGAAGGGAAGGACTGGAGCCACCTCTACAATGAGATCAGTAGCAAGGAGGCACCGGCTTTCTTGCGGCAGGTCTTCGAAAACGCTATTGCCCACACCGACGCAAACGCTGGGTGGTACGTGTGGCACGCTGAAACCAGGCGGGGCATCATCGAAAAGCTGTGGGAAGAGCTGGGCGTGCTGTTCCATCAGTGCGTGATATGGGTGAAGCCTGTTCCGGTGATCACCTACTGCATGTATCACTATCAGCACGAGCCCTGTATGCACGGCTGGAGGCGCGGAAACAAGCCTCGAATGGCGGATGCAAATGCCGATCGCCCGAAGTCGGTCTGGTTTGTCGACCACGACGGCCGGAAAACGGTCTCTGGCAATGAGCACCCGACTCAGAAGCCTCTCGAGCTATTCATGATTCCGATGCGGACGCACACCCTTCCGGGGGACATCGTGCTCGAGCTGTTCAGCGGATCTGGCTCGCAGCTGATGGCAGCGGAGAACCTCCAGCGGAAGTGCCGTGCTATGGAACTGCAACCGGTGTTTGTCGACGTGGCTCTAAGGCGATGGGAAGCGGCGACTGGTAAGGAGGCTGTCCTTGCTCACCGACGAGCAGATTGATTGGGTGCTGCAGGGCCTCCGGGCGGGGCTCAGTCGCATCCATGCGGCCAACTTCGCTCAGGTGCCTTTCGCCGAGGTGGCCACGTTCATCAGGGAAGACCCGGACTTCCAGATGAAGTGCAAGCGGGCAGAGGCGGAGTTTCGACTCCGCTGCCTTGCAGCCGTGCAGAAGGCCTCTCAGCCGCGCGACGTGGTGACCGTGACCAGGCGCCGGGCCACTGATGGCTCGACCATCGAGACCACTAAGACGGAGCCAGTGATCGACTGGAAGGCCGCGGCCTGGCTCCTGCAAAACAACGGTTCATAGGAACGCACGGTACATTTAGAGCCATGGGCAGAAAGTTCATCGATTCGTTACTAGGACACAATCCTGATGAGCACTACTTTAAGTTCGTCGATGAGGCTTCTGGTGAAGCATCTGAGACACAAAAGTGGACATTCGTTCCAGCCGTTGGCGACCGGATAAACCTAAGGAATGGAGCGGAGTTCGTAGTTGTGGGCAGGCGCATCGACTACGACATGATTCTTGGGGTTGAAGTGATTGTGCGGATTGAGTATCCGTCCTAAAACACTTCGAGATTGACGATCAGGGGCACGCTCGCCAGCGTGTCTCTGATGCCCACCATTATCCCGCTCACGAAAGAGCTGAAGTCGAGCAAGCGAAAGAAGCCGATTACAGGGATCATCATGCACTCCACTGCCGGTGCTTCGGCTCTGTCCTCCATCGCCTGGCTTCGCAAGGCAACGGTGCTGTCCAGCTACCACTACATCATCGAGCGGGATGGAACCATCTTCAAGTGTGTGCCGACTTCTCGAAGTGCGTGGCACGCGGGAAGGTCGGTCGGATGGATGGGCAAGCTGTGCAACGGTTACACCATCGGCATCGCGTTCGCGAACTGGAATGATGGCCAGGAGCAAGTGACCAAGGCTCAGGAAGAGTCGGCCGCGTGGCTGATCAAGGAGCTGCAGAAGGCAATCAGCACCATCACCCACATCTCCACACACCGCCTGGTCTCGCCTGGGCGCAAGAATGACCCTCGTGGGTGGTCGTTCACTGCATTCTGCAGAAACCATGTTCGCGGGCTTGTTCTGTGGGGCGCATTTCAAAAGGTGGGCTGGGACGGATGATCACTTACCCACAAGTGCTCGCAGCCACCAAGAAGGCGCTGATCGCTGGCCCCACGGAGCTGGTGGCGGCCATCACCCTCGGCGGCCTGGCTTCACTCATGCCTTCCGAGAGTGTGGTGGTGGGCGGCATTGTCATGGTGGCCCTGCTCCTGCTGGATCTGGTGACCGGAGCCGCGGCCGCATGGTACGCAGGGAAGTTCGACGGCAACATCCTCTTCCGTCGAACGGTGGCTAAGATGGTGGGGTACTCGTGCTCGATCCTGGCCGTTTACGCGGTGATCTGGGGCGTCAGCCAGGCCGCCGCGCTCACTCCGACCCTGAAGCGTGACGGTGTGGCCGGAGCGATGCTCACGGTTCTCTCGATCCTCATCCTGCATGAAGCGCGCTCCGTGCTGATCAACTCCGCTCAGATGGACCTCCCGGTCCTCGGCCAGCTCGGGAAGTGGTTGAAGAAAGCAGAGGGCAAAGCCGTCAAAGACCTGCGTTCGGGATGATCAGAATTGGACTCGAGTCGCGCCTTGTTTTTCCTGCCAATTGGGCACGAATTGTTGATACCGTTGACAATCCACAAACGTAATTGCAATAGTAGCTCTGGTTTCAACGACCAAAACCCAGGAATTGGGGCCTGCGCGAACAGACCCCAGTCGAGCCTAAGGCCTGTTACTTCTTCGTATCAGGCTTCGGACGGAGTTTAGTTTCGGGCTTGATGGTTTCCCGAACCGTGGTCTTGGGCCACCGAGCAGCGGCGGCGTCGTTGACGAACCGGCCAGTGATGGCCGAACGGTTGCGGTGATTGTTATCACGCATTTTTTTTTCTCGCTGGGCAGACGGGGTTCTTTTCGACTAGGGCCCCATGCCCGCCCATTCAAGACGCGAGTCGATTAGCAGAGTAGCCGCGAGACTGCTAAAAGGTCCCAAAGTCCTAGACCGCTCAAGCATGAGGCGGAGGGTTCATCGTGCCTACAGGTTCTCAGCCAGGCAAGAAGGCTGAGACCATTTAGCGGTTTTAGATGTCCGTTCATTGATGCCACAACCGCTGCCCATGTCCAAGTCTTCGGGGAAACCCCGACGGATCGCAGAACCGTTGCAATGCGAGGGGGTTCCACTAAAGAATCCTGCTGCAGTCAGCCTTGGGAGACTCGGTGGATTGAAGGGTGGCAAGGCTCGCGCGGCGAAGCTCTCCAGTGAAGAGCGAAAGGCTATTGCCAAGAAGGCGGCCATGGCTCGCTGGGCCAACCGTTAAGAGGGCTGGCCCCTTCCGCGCCCAGCTGGCATACTGCCAGCCAATACTTAAAGTGCACTGGCCGGCGGCCACTATCTGGGAGGGGCCGGAATGAGTGCAGGGCACAGATAGGTTGCTACTGACCTGGCGAATCTGCGATGATTTGGTTACGGGCAGCCATAGCTGTACGCAGGTCATGCGCGCTGAACGTCGCTACTTCCGGCATATCTGGCTGTCGGTCTCCCACTGCTCGGCAGTAAACATTGTCCCCAACCACCCTTTCAACATAGTAGTGCTGGCCTGACGCGGTGTGAACCACCTGATCGTTCACTTGGATTTGGCGCTCCATATCTTGTACAGACGCCCATGCTGCCCGCTTTGTTGACACAGGTAAAGAAGTTTCCCACCAGCCTTCATGGCCAGCGTCCGCATCCGCGGTGACTACCGATTCCGCGCCTTCATCAACCTGCTGATCTTCAAGATCGGCTACACCAAGACAGGCACGGTGGATCGGGTGTACGATCTGCCAGGCGAAGGCTACTACGCGAGGGCCTTACCGCTCCCTGGCCCGTTTGACATCCTTGTCTCGCTAAACCAATCCGAGATTGGTGAGAAGCCCTTCGCCCGAGCCGTTGTGCACCTCGATGGCATCCCTGATCTCAAGATGTTCGAGTGGGCACAAGAGATCGATGTGCAGACTTCCGTGCCGGTGCAGGTGAACGACGATCGGTACGGCAACCACTTCCACGGCGTGATCGAAGTCAAGCTCTGATGGGCACTCGAGCCAAACCCGATTGGCAGAGGATCAGGGCCGACTATGAGACTGGGGCGTACACGCTCCAGGCTCTTTGCGACCTGCATGGCATCAAGCACCGCTCCACGATTCAGAACCGAATCACCCGCGAAGGCTGGGTGAAGGACCCCACGGATCGGGTTAAGCGCATCCGCGCGGCGAAGCTCGCTGAACTCGACGCTAGTGAACAAGAAAGTGAACACGGCGCATCTTGTGAACAGGATGTGAACAAAGTTCATGGCAAGCCGGCGGTGGTCGAGAGAGCGGCCCAGAGACAGGTGGACATCATTGCCAGCCACAGGAGCCTCACGTTGCGGCTCAGGCTCAATGTAGATCGAGTGCTGGACCTGGTCGAGCAGTACCTGAACGGGAACCAAGAGGAGCGTATCGAAGCGATGGTGGTTCTGAAGCTCGGAAGTGGGGATAGCCTGACCGGCCACCTCAGCACGCTGGCGGGCACCATCGAGCGCGTAGTGCGCATGGAGCGGGATTCCTACGGGCTTAGCAATGCAGAAGCAGGAATGACCATGGGCCGAGCGGAGGCCTTGCGTGAGACGATTCACGAGCGACTGGCTCGCCTCGCTGAAGGCCGCTGAAAGGGCGGCCATCCTTGCAAACCTCACGGAAGAAGAGCTTGAGGTTCTGCATTACGACTGGGAGTTCTGGGGTCGCCCTGACCAGCAGGCTCCGAGTGCAGCATGGTTCGCCTGGGTCATCCAGGCGGGCCGTGGTTGGGGCAAAACCCGTACCATCGCCGAGCTGGTGATCAAGTGGGCTCAGAAGCCTGGCACCATCATCCACATCGTAGCGCGCACCGCTGCGGACTACCGAGACGTGATTGTGAAAGGGCCGGCCGGCATTCTCGCCTGGTCGCCACCATGGTTCCGCCCCAAGTGGAATGCCAATGATCGCCGGCTGACCTGGCCGAACGGAAGCACCGCGCTCTGCTTCTCAGCGGCGGAACCTGACCAGCTACGTGGCCCTCAATGCCACAAAGCAGTGGCGGATGAGGTTGCTGCATGGCGGTATCCCGAAGCCCTAAGTAACCTGGTGTTTGGCTGCCGACTGGGAGAGAATCCGCAGATCGCTATCGCCTCGACGCCGAAGCCCACGACCACCTTCAAGGATGCACTGAAGTTGCCCAGCGTCGTGATCACGCGAGGTGCGACGAAAGATAACAAGGCCAACCTAGCCAAGTCTTTCATCCAGGCTCTCGAGGAACGATATAAGGGCACGCGGCTGGGAAGACAGGAGCTCGAGGGCGAGCTGCTTGACGACAACCCCGGAGCCCTGTGGCGGCGCTCGTGGCTCGAGGAAGGCCGAATCACCAGGCCCTTCGAGAAGGACCCGATCGTAAGGATCGCGGTGGCTGTGGACCCCGGCGCCTCGGACAAGAAATCAGAAGACGTAGCCGAGCACGGGATTGTGGTGTGCGGCCGCACTGCCAAGGGTCACGGCATCGTGCTAGACGACGTGAGCTGCCAAGGCTCCCCGCAGACATGGGCCGTCGCGGCAGTTAAGGCGTACCACGACCACGGAGCGAATGTGATCGTGGCCGAAGCCAACCAGGGCGGGGCCATGGTGAAGCACACCATCCACACGATTGATCCGACCATCCCTGTGGTGCTCGTATGGGCCAGCCACGCCAAGGAGGCGCGCGCGGAGCCGATCTCAAGCCTCTACGAGCAGGAGAAGATGCACCACATGGGCGTGTTTGCGGAGCTCGAAGACTAGATGTGCGAGTGGGAGCCCGGGAAGGGCATGAAGAGCCCCGACCGCCTGGACGCGCTGGTGTGGGGATTCACGCATCTGTTCCCGGCCAGGTCGGTGGGCGTCGTCTCCTCCAACTATTGACCTGGGAGGGCATTCTCGCCACTCGGCCTCGTGCTCCCGGCCACCCTCGCCCAACTTGAACACGGCTCGCTGATCCGCGACGGCGTGGACTCTCTTGCCAACCGGGTGTTCACCTATAAGAAGGCCGACGAGTACTACACGGGCAAGCACCCCATGAACTACGTCTCGAGCGCGTTCCGGGAGCGGTTCCAGGGTGCGTTGCAGCACCTTGCGGACAATCTCTGCCCGCTCGTGGTGGACACGATCTCCGGGCGGCTAATCGTGGACAGCTTCGACCCTGTGGAGGAAAATGCTGCCCGGTTCTTGACCGCTTCACGGTTCGATGCGAAGCAACGCCAGATCCACCGGGATGCTGTGCTCTACGGAGACGCCTACGCCATTCTGTGGGAGACGGACGAAGGCCCAAGGCTCTTCCGTCAGCGGCCTTGGCAGATCATCCCGGTTTACGACGACAGCGACTCCGAGCGCATGATCGCCGCAGTGAAGGTGTGGCAGGTTGGCACCAAGAATGAGCGCCGGACCCGCGTGACGGTCTACTTCGAGAACCGTGTGGAGCGATACATTACGCAGAACAAGGTGAATGCCCTCAGCGGCCTGGCCAACGCCACACTGATCCCGTTCGATGCAGACGGCGAAGAAGCCAATCAACTCCACACCTTTGGCCGTGTGCCTATGTTCCATTGGGCAAACGGCGCAGGGCCGGGTGAGTTTGGGCGTTCGGAACTCCAGCCCGTCATCCCCTTGCAAGACCTCCTGAACAAGTCTCTGTACGACCTGGTGGTTGGCATGGAGGCCAGCGCCTATCCTCAGCGATTTGCCACCGGGATTGAGCAGACCATCAACCCTGAAACAGGCAAGCCAGACCAAGCCTGGGTTGCTCAAAAGCTCTGGGTGTCAGGCAACCCGGACGCGAACTTTGGCCAGCTTCCTGGTGGCGAGTTCCAGGGGAACCTTGCGGTAGCCGAGAGCACTCGTATGGAAGTGGCGCGGGTTTCCTCGGTGCCGGCCTACTTCTTCGGCCAGAAGGGCGAGGTGCCGAGCGGCGCGGCCCTTCGAGTGACGGAGAGCCCGCTGCAGACCAAGGTGGAAGACCGACAGGTCACCTTTGGCAACGTGTGGGAGGACATCGTGGGCACGGCCACCGGCCAAGAGGTGAACGCGGTCTGGCGCGACACTTCGCCGGTCACAGAGCTTGAGCGCGCGGAGCTTGGCGCTGTGCTCGACCGTCTTGGGGTGCCGAAGGCCATGGTGTTCCAGCTTGCCCTCTCCGTGGATGCCGCCCAGGCGCAAAAGCTGGCCACTGAGGCCGAACAGGCCGCACTCCAGCGCGAGGAGCGTGCCTTCGCCCGGCTCACCCGCGCCCCTGAAGTGCCCTGATGACTATTCAGGAGATCTCGGCCCAGTATCGCCAGCGCATCATCGAGCGCGAAGCCGTTGCCATCCTCGGGATGCAGCAGGCGTATCAGCTCCTCGAAGACGTTCTGCTGCTCGAGCTCCTCACTCTCCTTGATGCCTTGGCCGAATCGGGCACGGACGCTCCGGTTTCGTGGCTTCTTCGCTCCGAGCGCCTTCAGCGGCTTCTCGACCAGGTGGCCATCCAGATGGGCGAGGTGTCGGACCTGTCCACCGCGCTGATTACTGGCGCCCAGGCGGAGGCAGTTGCGATGGCGGGCGCGGCCGCTTATGATTTCGCGTATGCCGCCCACCCGGACAAGCTGCGGGTCTCAACCGAATGGAACCGGCTCCCGGTGGCCGCCCTCGAGAACATGGTGGGTCGGCTGAGCGATGGAAGCCCGCTCGCGGATCTGCTGGGTCGGTATCCCGCGGAGCTTCGCCAGGCCGTGCAGGACAGTCTGATTGAGGGCGTGGGGCAAGGCCAGAACCCGCGCAAGGTGGCCGCCGCAATCCGCCGAAGGGTGCGCACGGGGCTCGAGGAGCCAGGGATCGCCAGCGACGTAGTGAACGCCGCCCGGGAGCTGAATCAGAAGGCCAACGTGATCGCCAGGACGGAGATCGTGAGTGCCCACCGTGACGCCGCGCTCGTGAACTATCAGGCCAACGCCGCCCAGCTTGGCGCAGTCGGATACCGGCGCATCTCGGCCCTTGACATTCGCACCTGCCCGGTGTGCTGGGCCTTGCATGGCCGCCTCTACTCCGTGAACCAGCCCTTCTATCGCCACCCGCAGTGTCGGTGTGCGGCGGCTGTGGTGTTCAGCGTGGTGGATGAGGACGGAATCGGCGACGGCCCCACTCGGTTCGCGCGGCTCTCGAAGGGCAAGCAGATCGAGATTCTCGGCCCTGGCAAGTTCGACCTCTATCAGTCCGGACAGTTCGCACTTGCTGACTATGTGGCCGAGTTCGAAGATCCGCGCTGGGGGCCGCAAGTGCGCGAGCGGTCTCTTCGCTCGCTCGTAGCGCGTTGACGCCCGCCCTGGCCCATCCCAAGGGCCTCCGATGTTGCGAGATGCACTCAGACGATACCGGAACGCACCCGGCGCGCCTGGTGGTGGGACACCCCCGGCCCCGGGTGCTGGCACCGGCACTCAGGACCCCCCGGCGAACACGCTGAGCTACGACGATTGGTACAAGGGCCTCGACGACAGCCAGAAGGCTTTGGTCGATGGCAATACATCGGGCCTCAAGTCCGCACTCCAGTCCGAGCGCTCTTCGCGCCAGGCCCTCGAAAAGCAGGTCGCAGAACTTGCCAAGAAGGCTGAAAAGGGCTCTGAGATCGAGACTCAACTGGGACAGTTGCAGGCTCAACTGAGCGAAGCCAACCAACGCGCGGAGTTCCTTGCTGGAGCCCCGGCCGCAGGTTGTGCGGACCCTCAACTGGCATTCTTGGCCGCCCGGGAAGGGGGCCACTTCGACATGAACGGCAAGCCGAACTGGGAGGCGATCAAGCTCGCTCACCCGAACCTGTTTGCCACTCAAACGCCTGCTCCGAGAGGGAGCGGCGACGTGGGACGCGGAAATCAAGACCCGCCCAAAGCCGACGATATGAACGCACTCATTCGGCGTGCTGCAGGGCTCCAGTAACCCTTAACCCAAATGATTAGCAGAAACGAAGCTTCCGCCCTCATTCCTGAAGAGGTATCGAGGCAGATCGCCGAATCCGTAGCCGAACGCAGCATCTTTATGCAACTTGCGACGCGGCTCCCGAACATGACCCGTGCGCAGTTGCGCATGCCGGTCCTCAGCACGCTTCCCGAAGCGTACTTTATCAACCCTTCCGACACCGGTCTTCAGCAAACGACTCAAGCCGTGTGGTCGAACGTCTTTGTCAACGCCGAAGAGATTGCTGTGGTCGTGCCGGTTCCCCGCACGGTCATTTCGGATGCTGACTACGACCTGTGGGGGCAAACTCGCCCGGCCCTGATTCAAGCCATCATGCAGAAGGTGGATCGTGCTGTGTTCTACGGCACTGACCGACCGGCAAGCTGGCCTGAAGGCATCGTCACAAAGGCGGTGGCCGCTGGCAACGATGTGGACCTCAGCACTGTCACTGGTGGCGGTGGCGACCTGTACGACGCGATTCTTGGCGAGAATGGGGTCTGGTCGAAGGTGGAAGAAGATGGCTACGGCGTGACCGCCGCAGTGTCCCTTTTGACCATGAAGGGCAAGTTGCGCCAGTTGCGAGACGAAAACAAGCAGCCGATCTTGATGAGAAATGGGTTGCAAGGAGCCGCTGACTACGACCTTGATGGGGTGCCTCATTACTTCCAGAAGAACCTTCGCGCTGCTGATGCGAGCGCGTTGATGATTGCGGGAGAGTGGGCGAACGCTGTCTACAGCATCCGCGAGGACATGGAATTCCGAATCCTCACCGAGGCTACGATCCAGCGTCCTGACGGTTCGATCCTCTACAACCTTGCCCAGCAGAACATGGCGGCCCTTCAGGTCATCATTCGCTTGGGCTGGGCTGAGCCGAACCCGGCGAATCTGGTGAACCCGGATGCCTCGACCCGATACCACTTCGGAGTGTTGGTGGCCTAATGGGGAAGCTCTTCGATCACTACTCGGAGGGGCGGCTTCAGTTCACGCTGAAGGCAGTAGCCGGCGCTGGCGGGATGCTGGCGGTGCAGAACGACGGAGACACGCCTCTGATCATCGACATTGCCTCGGTGAGCATCACTGGAGCAGTCGCAGGGCAAACCTTCGACGCCGGCACTGCTGCGACGGCAATCTCTGCGGACAACCTCATGGACGGTCAAAGCTTGGCCACGCCTGGGCGTCTGAACAACAAGCTGAACCCCGGTGCGAACGGCAAGGCCTGTGCGTACTGGCCGGTTGGGCACTGGCTCACTTTCACAGCTTCCGGCACACCGACCGCCCTCGCTGGAAAGGTGGACCTTCATGCGGTTCCGGTGAACTGACCATGAAGCTGAAGAACCGAGAAGGTACTCGCGTCGTGATCCTGGGGGACTCCCCCCAGGACGCGAAACGGGCCGCCATCCTGAAGAAGGATGGATACACCGAGGTCGCCGAAGCCCCCGAGCCGAAAGTCAAGGGGGTACCGGCCACCAACTCTGAAACGCCCAGCGAGTTCGCTGGCATGACCAAGACTGACCTTGTTGCTCACCTCGAGGCCGCAGGACGCGACCCGAAGGAACTCAAGGCCCTGAAGAAGGAAGAGCTTGTTGTCCTTGCACAGCAGGCCGCAGACGCCGAAGCCGCCAAGACGGATGGCGAGGAGGAAACCCAACCGTAACTTCCTCACGAGCGTGTGTTCATCTCCAAGCCTCCCCACTGGTCCGGGGAGGCAATTTTTTTTCTGAAAATAGTGCGAGAAGCGGCGATAAACCCCTTAATCGGCCGCGCGACGGCCGTACCTTAGCGCATGCATAAGCTGCATAGAACCGTCTCGTCCCTCATCAAGAGCCAGCAACAGCGCCATCAGATATCTCTAGCTGCCAAAAATCTCAAGGCAGGAGAGATGAACAAGGCGCTAGCAGAGCAAACGGCGAAGGATGCGCTTTGTGGTTTCCAATGCCCTGGCAAGTGCGGAAAGCCAATCTTGGTCTCTGCCCGTGTCACCGTGGACTACGCGGGCCAGGTGGAGCTGACTGGTTGCTGTGAGGTCGGGATGCCACATGCACTGGCAATCGTGAATGAGAGGTTGAAGATGGTGAACTGACGTTGCCTCTCGCGGTCACGCTCGCCACCTGTGGGCGTGACCCTCACCGCCGCCCGCGACTTCCTTGTGCTTCGCACCGCCGCCGATCAAGAGCCGGTGGTGACGAATGCGAACGTCGAGACATTCCTCGGCCAGTGCAAACTGGCGGACAGCGCGGGCCGCGCTCCCACTGATACCGCCTGGGTGCCGACGTGGGACCTCAACCTGGCTGAAGCCATGATCTATGAGCGAAAGGCCGCCATGATCTCTCAGCAGGTGACGTTCGAGCGCGACGGGTCGAAGTTCGACCTGACCGACCGAGTGAACGGCTATAAGGAAAGGGCCGACAAGGCGCGAAGGCGCCGGGTTTCTGGCGTCCCCCTGGAACTGACGCTGGCGGAGGATTCCCTTGTTGTCAGCGAGTGATGTGGCCTGGATGAGCGCCGCCCAGGAGACCGCGCTCCCTGATGAGCTGCGGCTCCTCACCCGCGCATCGAGCGCCACGCCGGAAGGGCACGTGGAAACCGTGGATACCTGGTCTTCCGCGCACCCCTGCCACATCATAATGCACCGTGAAGGGGATGAGGTAGCGGACATCGAGCCGGTACCGATCGCGCGGCAACGCTACCAGCTCACCTATCCGAAGTCGGTAACCATCACTCCGGCCGATCAAGTGCAGGTGAATGGGATCGTTTACGAGGTGGACTCTGTGGACGACCCGCAGGAGTGGCAAACCGCAGGGCGGGCCGTCATCCGGAGGCTCCAGTGATTCCTGAACTGTTCGTCGAAGTGAAGGTGCCGGAGCTTGATGGCCTGGTGGATCACCTCGATGAGGAGCTGCGTAACGCGGTACAAATTGCCACGTTCCGCGCCGAGACGGCCGCGAAGATCGCCGCGCCGGTGGACACGGGGCTCCTCAGAAACAGCATCATCAGCTACGTCTATGGCAAGGGCTCATTCGTGAGTGCGTCGGCCTTCCGCCCTGGGGCTGGATTTCCCACGGCGGAGCGCCCCCGCGACCCGTGGGAAGGCATCATTTCGACCGGCACGGAGTACGCCCGTCATGTGGAGGACGGCACAACGCGCGAGCTGAAGGATGGCGGTACCCTGCACATCCCGGGTCGCTTCTACATGAAGCACGCTGCACGGCAGCTTGAGACGCGCATCTTCCCCCAGGAAGTGGACCGAGGAATCAAGAGGGCTATGAAGCGTGGCAAGTGAGCATCAGGCCATTGAACGTTGGGTTTACAGCACCCTCTCCGGTGACGCGACCCTTCTCAGCCTGGTGGCCAACATGCCGAACGGCACTGACCCGGCCATCTATGCGGGTCGTCTTGCGCCGAGCCAGACCGAGTACCCCGCCGTCGCTTTCGACATTCCGCAGATGGACGACATCAACGCTCAGGGGCACCGCCATCAGTGTCACGCAATGCTGATGGTTTACAGCTTTTCAAACGGAGAGATTCCGCCCTACGGGGTGGCCAATCGGATTGAGCAGCTGCTCCACCAGGCGAAGGCCGTGAGTGAGGGCTACACGCTAGTATGTGAGCGGGTTGGTGAGAACGTGCGCACGAACGTTGACGGCTCCCGCATCTTTCGGCACTTGGTCACTGAGTACCGCGTGATGCTTGCGGTGCCTCAGAGCTAGCAATGTCCGTCGCCCCCGTTTATCTGACCTCTCACGAGTTCATCATCACTATGCGCTTCTGTGGCGCGGATGTTGGAAAGTTTCCGGCCTCCCTGCCCTCAAACCCGGACGTCACCTTTGGCGCGAACTCTGTGCGCTTCTCGGGTGGCCAGGAGCTTGCCGACTTTAGTGGCGCCCAGGATCGCACGGCATTGAACCGAATCCTCAAAGACAACCCGTCCATCACCATCTCTGGCAATCTGAAGCTCCCCAGCAATCTGCTCGAGGAGTTCCAGGACAATGGGCCGCTTGTGCAGGTCACTGTCACCGGGAACAACCAGCTTGATGCCGGCGCGAACTTCACGATGGTCTACAAGGGCATCCTGCCGACCCCAGACATGGACTTCATCGGCAACCCTGGCACGATTGATCTGAACGTCATGGCGTACGGCGAAATCCCGACGATTGTCCAGGCGGGCCTGTGAGTAATCCGTTCGCAAGGCTGGCCAGCCAAGAGCCAGAAGATCGCGTTGTTGAGGTTGGCGGGGAAGTGTTCAATTTGTCCGCCGCTGGGGTTTCGCTCGAGGATAAGTTTGCTGTCCTCTTCCCGACGCCCACGAAGGATGAACAGCTTGCCGACCACTTGAGTGTTGCCATTGGCGTAAAGGTGCCAGACTTCGTTGTTGCTTCGGCGCGGGCCATCCTTGCGGCTTATGTGCCGCCCGAAGGCGGACATGCGCCTGACATCAGCGACGTGGTGCGCATGGCTTTCAAGCACCCAGCAGCCTTCGCTCACCTCGAAATGGTCGCTAACGAGATTCTCGGCCTTTCGACCGCCACCAAGACGGTCGGTGGCCTGGCCGACTGGAATGACGTTTACCGGCTCTTGCGGACCGCCCACCGCAAGGGTGGCGATCCCAATCTCATCCGTGAGGCGGCATTGATCGCCAAAGCTGCGCTGACTGCCTCCAACGTGGATGCCGAGCCGCTTGATGCTAAGCCCAATCCGCTGATGGAATCATTCCGGGGAAACTCGGAAGAGGCCAGCTCAGATGGCTCCTAATCCGTCTGACCCTGGCCGCTACTAATCAACACCCTGGCGTGCTGCTCCGCCAGGGTTGGACCCCTCAGCAAGTGCTCGAGGTGTGCTGGGTCGCCTATCAGCGCGAGCTGGCTGAAGAGAGCGTGGCCAACAAGCTCGAGAAGCAGAACAAGGCTGACGCCGCCCGCCGCAATCGCCACCGGTGAGCGTGAGCGAGAACCAGGTCATTATCCGCGCCAGGCTGGCCCAAGCGGCCACCGTGATGCGCGGTCTTCAGGACCTCCGAAGAGTGGCGCGTCAGAACGCTGCCGAATCCCGCTCCACTTCCCGCACCGTCGTCGCCGGCAACAAGGCGGTGGCCGACTCCTACAACGCCACCGGCCGAGCCGCCAAGCAGGCCGCGCGGCAACAAGCCCAGGCAGCTAGAGACGCACAGCGTGCAGTCTCGAACCTCAAACGAGAGATCGCCTCGATGGCGAGTCAGGGTGGTATCGGCGGATACCTGCGCACTGGCGTCGGCGCACTAGGAGTGGCCGGTGGGGCGGCCTTGGTGGCCAACGGTGTGCGAGCCTACGACGCGAAGCAGGGTCTCGCGCGCTCGTTCCGCTACCGCTACGGCGCTCAAGATGGCGGAAGGGTCTTCAACGAAACCAGGGCGCTCTCCGACACTTTGGGCTTGCCGCTGAAGGAGGTCTCGACCTCGCTCCGGCAACTCTCCAACAATCTCGACCCAGCGATGCTGATGCGCACCATGCGGGCCTTCATCGCGACTGGCTTCATAACCGGCGCGGACACTGATGGCATGGCCAGGGCGCTCGTGCAGTACACCCAGATTGCGAACTACGGAAAGCTCCAGGGCGATGAGCTGCGCATCATGCAAGAGCAGGGCGTGAACCTGGTCCGGGTGCTCCAGCAGGCGGGCCTTGGTGGCCGCATCGGCAGCCAAACCAACCCGCTGACCTTCGATGAGGTGAATAACGCCCTCCTGCAGTTTGGCGAGTCGGCCGACGCGGTGAAGATGCTGGGCGAAGTGGGTGAGCAGGGCTCGGCTGCACTGACCCGGATGGAGAACGCCATCTCGCAAGACTTGATGCCTGCTCTTGGGAAGGAGCTGACGCCAGCGGTCAAGGACCTCGCCCGCGAGATGCCCAGGGTCGTCGGTGCCGGGCGATTCCTCATCAACAACTGGGAAACGATCGGGGCCGGTGTGGTGACGACGTGGGGTGTGATGAAAGTGGCCAAGATCGCTGAGATCGCGGCCTCTTGGAACGCCGCCAGGTCACTGGCTGCACTTGCTGCCTCGAGCAATGCCGCCACGGTCGCTCAGGGTGGCGGGCTCATCGGCGGGATGCGACGTGGGCGCGTGCCTCGCACCGCTGGTACCTCTGTGTTCAAGGACACTCTGGGCCAGGCCGGGGTAGGAACCTGGGTGCCTGGCGCTGGCTCTGCTGGAACCGGTGCAATGGGCGGGCTTGGCACCGCCGCTGGTGCCGGTGGGGTGTTCGTTGCCGGTGCCTTGGCCCTCGCTGGAGTCGTGGAGGGCGTTGGCCGTCTGGCGGGGCTGAACTACGATGACACGCTCTTTGGCCAGATCGAGAACGGCCTGGCCGGTCGAGGGTTCAAAAGCGGGTCCCAGCTCCGGCAGGAGATCGATAAGGAAACCGAACGGACCATGGGGCCGGTGCGATTTGCCGAGATCCGCAAGGCCGCTCGGGAGCGGATGATGGGCCGAAGCATGAGCCGGTCGCAGTACTTCATGGAGACTGGTGACGCTGACATTTTCGCCACCGAGGCGCGGCGCCAGGAGATGATCCAGAGACGCCAGCAGAGTGAGAGTGAGCGCATGGCCAGCCAGGAGCGCAATCGCCAGGCCAACTGGAACGCCCAGGGCCGCCGTGGTGGCACTTCGCCCAGACGCGCCAGCATTGACCGGGCCAACGCGGAAGCGAACTCGAGGCTGAACTACGGGGCGGCGTACTGATGCCCCCGCGCGTAACCCTCACGGCAAACTACGCCCGGCCTTCGATGCGGCGTGATGCCTTCGCCTTCCACCGCCGATCGAAAGCGCTGCGGGGTGCTGCCCCTGGCCCCACGAAGCTGGAGCCGGGGCCGCTGGCCATGGACCTCTCGGGCGATCCAGTCGATAACGGGCTGTGGCTCGAGCCCAACACGGGCGTCATCATGCTCCAGCCGGGGCCGCTTTGGTCGACTTTCATGGAGGACCCGTATTGGGAGCCGGACTGGTTCCGCTCTGCATCGGGCTCCAACCAGATGGTCATCGCGGCCGGCGCTTTGGCCGAGCAGGTGCGGGATGACCTCGGCTCCGCTCCTGTGCTTTGGGCGACCCTGCGCCCGGACCCCTTAGCGGCCATCGCGGCACTGCCTTCGGTGGACTCGTGGCTCTCAGGGCTCGACGTGGCCGGAGTGTTCGATCTGTCGTGGGTTGCGAGGACTTCTCGCACGATGCGGCCCAATGAAGGCTTCTCGCTCCTGATCCAGCCGCTTGGCACCATGAGCGACCGGGCGGATGTGTACATGGGCATCGCCTTCGGGGGCCGGTTCTTCCTCAGCCTGCACGCATCTGGCTATGCGTGGCTCTGGGTGCGTCGTTCGGCCACCGAATGGTCGCATGTTCAGCGGCTGGAGTTCGCGGCCGGTGGCATCGATCACGGGCAACCCTTCCAGCTCACTGTGGTGCCCTGGGGTGCGTCGAACATCAGCGTGGTGTTCAGCCAGGCCGGAGGTGGCGGTGAATCCACTGCCAGCGATACCGACACCGGGGTTCGCTCGGCCTTCCTGATTGAGTGTTCGCGGTGGGGTATCGCCTGTCCCTCGGACCCTTCAATTGGCGCGACTCGCAAGACGGACGGATCTGCGGTCTACATCGGGGTGCGCAGAACGGAGTACCAGGTGGCATTCGGCATGGCGGCCGTGCGCTATGTGGCCACCGGCGTCAGAACGCTCCCTGAGCCCCTGCCCGAGGTGATGAGCCATGCAGTTGGCCCGCTGGCCCCGAAGGCCACCGCATTCGGCATCGTCGGCCAAACAGAGGGCGTCGGGCTCCCGGCCACGCTCTGCAAGAGTGCCACGCTCACCACTCCCGGCGCGGGCTACACCTCCGAGACCGGTGCCGTGGCCACCACCGAGGTTTCGTGGAACGCGGCCACCAACAGGCAGGTCTCGCTGCGCACCTGGCTTCGCCCCAGCCAGACGGGCATCTACACCCCAGAGCTTTACGCCCTGCAGTTCGAGTTGCCGCCCTGGATTGTCACTCCCGAAACAGAGGAGATCGATCTGTCCGAGAACTGGCGCAAGCTCTCCTGGCAGGCCACGAGTGAGATGGCCGGGAGCGTGCTGGAAGCCCTGGTGACGGTGCCCACGCTGGACACGGCGACCGACCCGCCCACGATCAAGGAGGACTACAAGAAGCTGATGACGATGGGCGGCACGGTGAAGCTGGCCATCGATGACGTGATCGTGTTCGAGGGCACGGTGCGAAGGCGCCGCCCGGTCATCGAAGGCGGTGTGCAGGTGCAAGAGGATGACATGATGGTCCGCAAGCCGCGCCACTCGCTCCTAGTCAGTGATGATCTGCTGGTCGAGGATCTGTGGCACGAGCTGGATGACACAAGCGCGGCCGGGATTGAATCCCTGAGCCGCCGAACGATCGGGGCGATTCTCCGGGAAGGCTTCAAGCGTGCTGGATTCCCGGACGCTGAACTGAGCATCGATCCGGAACTCGACAGCATGACCGTGGACGGGGTGAGCGATTCGGGTGGCGACGACTGGAAGCTCGTGAACGACGATGCGACTGTGGGAGACCTCTTCCGGGCTCTGCGCTCGAACTACGGACGCCAGGGCCAGCCGCACCTGCACATCATGCGCCAGGACGGCATGTGGGTGTGCCGGCTCTCGAAGCTCTACACGTCGGTGGAAGACCTCGATCATGTTTTCCACCTCGATCTGAGCACGGAGCCGAGCGAACTGACCACCGACGAAGAAAGGTGGGCCGAGAGTCGGTACCGCATTTTTGACCAGTTCGAGCCGGTCATCGAGCGGGGTTCATTCAATGCCCTCGCTTGTTACTCGAGCACGCGCACCGGTGACGGCTCCGACGCCATTGCGGCCTTCATCGCCCCTGACCCAAGAGCGTGGGACCCTGCGTGGCCTGGTCACGAGGTTCGCACCCGGATGCGCCGCACCACGGCCAGCGAGACGGCCATGGCGAGCACCCTTGATGGCCTCGCGCGGTACACGCGGCGGTACTACGACGCAGAAGGCCGAATGCGGGTGTCGGTGGCGGTTGAGGGCGAGTGGGGACCAGACATCTGGCCGGATGACCTGGTGGCCATCATCGGCCCTGCCCCGGCTGATGACATCGATCAGGGAATCGAAGTGGGCGACCCAGTGTCCTACGGGGCCTGGAGAATCGTCTCCTGCCCGCCTGAACTTGAGCACGACAATCCGCCCACTCCTGGCGCTGATGACTTTGGGAAGACCGAGCGCAGGGACTACACGTGGAGCGCGCTCTACACGCTTGAGTACGTCGGCCCAACCGACTTTGAAGAGGCCCCCATGTGGGCCGAAGCTGAATACCTCCCAGAGGCGCAATGACACCTGAAGCAAGGCAACTAAGAGATCAGAACCGCGCCGCTCAGCGGCATGGCCGGATGCAGTTCAGCCCGTATGGCGTGCTCTCCCGTCAGCGGGTGGCAGGGTCGGTGGATGCTTCGCAGCTCGCCACCCGTGAGTCCGTGCAGCTCCGTGTGCTTGAGACCGATGTGGACGGCGTGAACATTCTCACCACGGACGTGGGGAAGTTCTGGTTCGTCCCGGGGTACAGCCGCGTTGGCGGCCCTGATGTTGTGAGGCCCTGATGCCGATTGCCGGGAAGATCGCCGAGTGGGAGGCCCTGGAGTTCGGCCTCGTGAGCGACGTGTCCTGCTCGCTCAGCGGCTCGACCGCGAACGCCAGCAGCGAGGCCCGCCTGGTGACGGGTGCGACCCCAAACCAGCTCATCGTAAACGCAGGAGTGTTCCTCTCCATCGATGCGGGCACCAGCACCGGGAACTACCAGCTGTTCTACGACGGCCCCAACGCCCCCTTCGGTGGCTGGAGCCAAAGCGGCTCCGTTGGCGCGGGCGGGTGGCTCCTCTCCATCTCGGTGATCTTCCGTGGGGTGAAGCTGTACGCCCTCGACCCTTCTGTGGCCGCGACCTGGCGGATGCTGGTGGATGACATCGAGATTTGGACCAACGGCTCCCTGCAGGTCTCACTTGGCGGCGCGACGTTCAACGGCACGGGGCTAGGGCCGTCTTGGATTCCGGTTTGCGGTGTGCCGGCCGACGTGTTCGGCAACGCTCTGGCGGGGGCGGGCGGCGTCCCTGGTGACTACAACCACACGGCCAGCATGACGCACGAGGTGCGAGGCGGCTGGCGATTCGATGACGGCACCGGCTGGCAGGATTTACCGGTCACTTTGCCCACGATCACGGAGCCGATTATCGGCACGGCACCCTTCGGCCTTTCAACTTCCGGCATCGTCGTCGCTGATCGCACGTGGGGGGACCTTCTCTCGCTCGATTCCAGCGCGGCTTCTCTCCGTGCAGGCTGTCCGATTCCGCCTGGCTCTGCGGCCGCACCGGCGTCCCTCGAGGGCGAGTCGAGCAACGGGCGCGTCATGCTCGTGCCCGACCTCTCGCGCGAGGTGAAGCGTGTCATCCCCGATGACTACGCAGCCATGTGGCTGCGCTTCGGGTTCCCTAAGACCGAGGCGAGATCGGAGCGGGTGTGGGAGCTGGGGCCGAACACGCCGCCGAAGCCTGGCGGGGATGAAGAAGTCATCGAGGAGGTCCACCCTTCCTTCACGCAGATGCTCTCGGTCGTAAGGTCGGCGCCACATGTCATCGAGGACCCGTGGAGCACTCCCGTCTACGCGCCGATGGTGGCCACGCGGGCCAAAGCCATCTCATCGAGCGCGGCGACCCTTTGTAACGATGACCCGGCCTACACGGACAGTGATGTTGAATCGGTGGCCGTCTACTTCCCTCACACGGTCGAGAACCTAACCCAGAACGCCCAGCTTGCAGGCTACATCCACCACCTTGAGCCCCTGGTCCGCTATGTGAACTACATCGCCAGCCCGTTCTGGTCGCTGGCTTACGGCCGTTTCGATTGGCTGATTGACGCGGCCCCCGCGCCGTATGAGGACTACCACCGGCTGGTGCGGATGCAGCACCTCACTCATGGCTCCTTGCCCGAAGAGGAGGACGCCCAGACCAAGAACCACATGATCTCCTGCCCGATGGAGGAGAGTGGCCACACGCCCTTCCTCGACAACTTCTTTGGCGCGGGCACCGGGCGCGTTCGGGATGGGCTCGACTGGATCGGCGTCTCCCGCTTCCAGGTCAGGGAATCGGTGCTTCCCGAGGAGATTGTCTTCGATGAGCGGTCTGACACCCTTTACGGCGTCGGCGAGAACTGCGTCATCGATGTTGGCCCCACTGGCATCGAACTCACACCCGACCCGGACGCCACCACCGTCGCCTTCGAGCTGAACGTGGCGGACTTCGATCACTACCCGTATCTGCTGGCGGCCTTTGCCGACCGGATCGAGGCCCGGTGGACGACGACGAATGTCGCGGAGGCCCGGTGGTACACCGTGGGGCGAGACGGAGAGCGTCAGCTCATCGAGCTGGTGCCGGGTGACGGCTTCACCACGGAAGGCGAGGACTACCGCCTTCCCATTGGCCCGCAGGCGAAGTATGCCGGCGACTGGGCGCAAGACCACGGCGCGCTCTACATCAGCGACCAGGGCGCGGACCTGCAACCGACCGGCATCTCAGGATTTATCATGGGCGACCCGGAGCGGGCGACCCTGTTCTCACTCCTCACCGGCCGCACTCCAAGGCGCATCCGGTGCGAGTTCGACATCATCGACGACGCAGATCCGGTGCTCCTGCCACACATCACGCTCCTTACCTCGCCCGAGGTGCCGGAGCTGGTCTGGAACACCGCTGCGCACGCTGCGTGGCTGTATGCGGACGGGCCAGGTCCTCGGTGGTCGAACCTCGACTGGCATGACCCGGTTTCCGGCACGATTTTCCACCCGGATGTGTTGCCGCTCGGCTACAAGAGCACGATCATCGATGCACTGCGCACGATGCGCATGATGGCCGAGGGGCTGTTCTACAACGATGGCGAAGCCGCAGAGCTGGTGGCCCGGTTTGACTCCCAAGAAGGGCAGAGCGTGGGCGCGATTGACCGGGGCACTATCGCCTTTCCGCTACCGCCAGTGTCACCACGAACGCTCCCGGTGGCGCTGGTGAACACGCTGGCCGAGGTGCCGCCCGTGCCGACCTTCCCGGCGAAGACCAGGAACCTCTCGACCTTCGGCTACACGGGCACCTACGGCATGGAGGTGCTGAGCTGGGTGCAGGAGCCTCGGCGGTACATCGCAAGCGGCTCGAAGCTCGACCTGCACAATCCCAGCGGCACCAAGGTGACGGCAGATGCGTTGGCTCCGGCCGGTTGGTTCCTCACGGAGCACTCTGAGCCCGTGGACGGCTCGGAGGGCCTGACATGGCGGCTGAAGACCAGCGCGCGCAGTTGGGCCAGTGGCCGCCCCTGGCATGGCTTCTATGCGCAGCTCGAGGAGATCGCCGCTGAGGTCGGCGCCGGGGTCCACTTGTGCCGCATGGCGCTCGGCCAGGTGTGCGCGGTCTTTGTGAGGGAGACGCAGGTGACTTCTTGGGTCTTCGACGCCAAGGGTGCCAGTTATGAGGCTGTGGTTTACGATGGTGAGGGCGTCACTGATGCTCAGGTCGCCTGGCACCCTGATGGGAAGCTCAAGGTCGCTCTTTGCCTTGATGACACCGTGCGAGAGCACTTCTCCGGCGACCATGGCCGCTCGTGGGGTGAGCCAGTGTCGCTGATGGGCGGATCTGCCGTGGCGATTGCCACGCACCCGACGATGGGCTACGAAGTCACCGTGGTGTGGGCCACGGACGCCTTCCGTGCCTATCGCCGGATGCACAAGGCCGCGAGCTACGAGGACCTGGGCGTCATCACCGCCTCCGATGAAGTGCGCGGCGGCTTAGAGTTCGCAGGTGATGCTCACGAGACCTTGGTCTTCGTGATTGACGGTGTTCGCCGGTTCGAGAGTACGGACCTGGGCGAGACGTGGGTGGAGGTTTCGTGAGCCTCCCGCGCATTACACCGGCTTCGTTCTCTGTGGCCACCTGGAATGGCCTGATGGACGCGCTCGAAACGCTCCTGGCCCGTGTGGCGGGGCGTGGGGTGCTATCTGGCCTTGGCTTGACCGCTGGAAGCGGCCTGACTCTCAACATCGCCGCAGGCACCATGTGGGCGACCGGCCTGGTCACTCTCGATGCCCGCACGGCCATAGCCCCGGACAATGCCATCCGTTACGTCTGGATTGATGAGGAGGGTCTGGTGACCTTCACCGCCACCAGCACGGATGTGGGAGGCACCGCCGTCTGCCTTGGCTGGGTTTCGACCTCTGCGGGTGCCATCGTCAGCGTGACCGATGCGGGGCGCGTGGGCCTGGCCCGGTTCGACTCCTTGCGCTCCTGGTCGCTGGGCGGAGACGTGGTGGCGGTGAACCTGCTGACGCGCTCCATTGGGCTTCAGGGCGGTATCACGCTGCCGATTCGCACTGTCTCAGCGGACATCACCGTGGCCCCGGATGACTACACGATCGTGGTGAACTCCTCAGCGGGTGTGAGAACGATCAGCCTGCCTCCGGCCAGTGACGGCGCGGGGCGCGTGCTCACAGTGAAGCGGCAAGGCGGCAACACCGTGAACGTGGTCGCGGACGGCGCGGACACCATCGATGGCACGGGCACGCTGGCCATTGGCACGGATCAGCAGGCGGTCTCAATTCAGAGCACCGGCTCGGCCTGGGTGCGGTTGACCTAAGGCAGGCCGGGGGGCAGTGGCGGATATGTCCGCTTCGGCCCTTAGCACCTTGGGCACTGGCTTCCTCCGCCGCAACTACACCGATCGCGTCTGGATTCATGGCGACTCCACCGCAGGAAGTACTGGCACCTTCTTCGGCACGATGCTGAAGCGCATCTGCGCGGTTTACGGCTACGAGATCGATCTGGTAGGGACGCAGAACCCGGCCCCGACCGGCATCGATAACCAGGTGGCAAGGGACAACGAACGTGACTCCACAGGGGGCGCGACTCCCGATCAGCTCGCGGCCGAGATTCCGGCGAAGCTCGCGCAGATCCGCGCGGAACAAGGTGAGCCCTCCATCGTTATCCTGCAGGGGAACTACAACACTCCAGGCGACGTGGCTATTGCCCGCGCGATGTTCAATGAGTACTTCCGGGTGCTGCGGGAAAACAAGTACTACGGGCCGCTCATCGTGATGGGCAAGACCCTCCAAAACGGCGCGATGGACGGCAACCAGGAAGCTCATATGGTTGGACTGCACCTGGCCATTGCCGACGAAGCCCTGAAGGATGGCCCTTTGCGCCGCACAGTGATGGCTCCCACTTACACGCTGGGCTCTTGGCCGCCGGACGACCGTCAAACGACCGACAACACTCACCCGAACGACCAAGGCGCGTACATCTTTGCTCTCTCTGCAGGCACGGTGCTCCTCGGTGTGCCGGCGATGGACATCGAGCGCGCAGTGGGTGGCCCTGTGGGGCTGATCAACGGCCCTGGGGGCAACCTGGCGCTATGGTGCGCCCGCGCGATCGGCGGTAACGCGACGGTTCAAATCGCGGTGTACGACCGGTTCGGCCGCATGGGTGGTCGAGGAACTGCCAACGCGAACACCCTGGGCACCTTCAGCCTAACCGTGACCACAGGTGGCGGCACAATTCGCAGCTTCCTTGGTGGCAACTATGAAGCGAACATGGCCCGGGCAAAAATCCTGAGCGTGGCTACGAACCCCATCATGATCTGGCCCGGCGCCTCGATCAACGGTGGGGCGGTTGAAGTGAGCGACCTCACCATTCAGCCCGAGATCGTGAACGCTGGTGACTACCGTACGATCACAGCAGCTGGCCGACCGCCCGAGATTTGGCTGGGGTAAGTGACAAGTGATTGCCTCAACAGTCAGCGTCCCGACCTTGCTCTCCTTCCTTAACTCCGGCGCTTGACGGAATTCTCAATTGATTCATTATGCCAAGCAAGCTTCCAGAGACAAAGAAAATGAAGGTCAAAACCTGACAGAGTTTGGACCACTTTTCAGCATTGTCACGCCTGTCCATCAGGTCCTGGGTGATTAAGAGGGCGTTAGTGTTGTTGTCTTTGATGTACTTCTCCGTCGAAAGGCTTCGCTCGGCCCTCAATTCTTGAAGCGAATACTCTAGCTGATTTAGACTGTCGTAGTCAGGGTACTTTAATGTCTCTGTTTGGTCGGCCATCTCGCTGAGGCGATCACCAAATAGATCTTCAACTCTCAAAAATTCATAAACCTTATCTATCGCCGGTTGGAATTTATAGTTCGCAAATAGTAACAAAAATCTTGTTCCTTGCCTGGAGCTCAAGGCTTCAGATACTTTTTCTACATTAATACTAGTTCGCAGATTCCATTTCCGGTTATTGTAAACTGCTTCCTCATCCGGGATGCTCT